AAAAAGACTGCTTTCCTACCCTTTTAAGGGTGGTTGCAGTCTTTTTTTATTGCGCGTTTTTTTACAGCGCCTTTATTTTGCCCCAGTTGCCACGTTACAACCGACTAATCTTTGTACATAAGCGTGACCGCCATGCCGTTTATCACGCCCACTACAACTCCGCACACAATGAAAAACACCTTGATAGGCAGGTCAAGCAGAAGCGAGATAAGCCCGAACACGATAACGAACGCCATTGCTCCGCCTATCTGCACAAGAAACTTTCTTTTCACAAGCACAGGAAAACGCTCAGCAAGCTTTGCGGTCTTGTTACCCTTGTGGTCAATTATCCTGTAAATAAGCTGAGTCAGTGCCATTGGTATTCCGATAAATAAAATTGCTGTTATAAGTTTGTCCATTTTAAATTCCTCCATTTTTCACTTAAATTATAGCTTTTTTTGTATCAAAAAAGGCTGCCCAAGACGCAGTTCGTCCGTGGGCAGCCTCATTGCTGCATATAAAATTTCTTTTATCAACAATTAAAGAACTCTTACGCCAACAACACCCTCGATAGACTTGAAAGCGTCAGCGTCAACGTCGCCTGTAACATCGAGCATTGTGTAAGCCCAGTCTTTCTTAGACTTGTTTACAAGGTTCTCGATATTTGCGCCCTTGTCAGATACAACAGATGTGATCTGTGCAATAAGAGCAGGAACGTTCTTGTGAAGCACGCAAACAAGGTGGTCGCCTGTTTTAGCAAGCTCTGCATTAGGGAAGTTTACAGAATTCTTGATAGTTCCCTTCTCGATATAGTCGATAAGCTCGTGAGCCGCCATTGTTGCGCAGTTGTCCTCAGACTCAGGTGTGGAAGCGCCAAGGTGTGGAAGAACGATAACATTCTCCTCGCCAAGAACAACATCATCTGCAAAGTCTGTTACATACTTTGCAACCTTGCCGTCCTTGATAGCCTTTACAACAGCCGCACTGTTGATAAGCTCGCCTCTTGCAAGGTTGATAAGACGAACGCCGTCCTTCATCATTGCTATCTGAGCTTCGTCGATAGTGTTCTTTGTGTCAGGTGTATAAGGAACGTGGATAGTGATATAGTCACTGTTCTTGTAAATATCATTGATATCAGCAGTTACCTTTACAGCAGGCTCGAGCTGGATAGCTGCGTTTACTGAAAGGAATGGGTCATAGCCGATAACGTCCATGCCAAGTGCAACGGCTGCGTTTGCGATCTTTCCGCCGATAGCACCAAGACCGATTACGCCAAGAGTCTTGCCCAATATCTCAGGACCTGCGAACTTAGACTTGCCGCCCTCAACTGTCTTTGGAGCGTCAGGAGTGCCCTTGAGTGATGCAGCCCATGCAGCAGCCTCAGTTATCTTTCTTGAAGAAAGAAGAAGCGCACAAATAGCAAGCTCCTTAACAGCGTTTGAGTTTGCGCCAGGTGTGTTGAATACAACGATTCCCTGCTCTGCGCACTTCTCAACTGGAATATTGTTTACGCCAGCACCTGCTCTTGCAATAGCAAGCAGGCTCTCAGGCATTTCCATATCGTGCATCTTTGCTGAACGTACCATTATAGCGGTAGGATTTTCAGCATTGTCGCTTACTGTGTACTTAGCCTTGTCGAAAATATCTGTACCGCAAGCGGCGATCTTATTCAAAGTCAATATGTTGTACATTAAACTAACCTCTTTCATCTATTTAAGTGATAATTCTTACAAACAGGCAAAGAACAAGTATTACAGCGAAAAGAACGAGAACAACTTTGCCTTTTGACTTACTTCTTTCATTAAGCTTATCACGCCAATCGTCCGGATTGTTTTTGATCAAATCAGCAGTGCTTATCATATGAAGCAATCGATGAAGCATTGAAATTTCACCTTGATCAAATCTGATTATGCGTTCTCAGCCTCGAACTTCTTCATGAACTCAACAAGCTTTTCAACGCCCTCGATAGGCATTGCGTTGTAGATAGAAGCTCTCATACCGCCAACAGTTCTGTGACCCTTGAGGTTTACAAAGCCTGCTGCTGTAGCCTCAGCAACGAACTTCTTGTCAAGCTCAGCGTCGCCTGTTACGAATGGAACGTTCATAAGAGATCTGTCCTCAGGAACAACAGTGCCCTTGAAGAGCTTGCTCTGGTCAAGATAATCATAGAGTATCTTAGCCTTCTTCTCGTTGTGAGCCTTCATAGCCTCAAGACCGCCCATTTTCTTTATCCACTTGAATACCTTGCCGCAGATGTAGATGCCATAGCAAGGAGGTGTATTGTAAAGAGAGTCAGCGTCAGCCTGAGTTTTCCACTTGAGCATTGTAGGTGTGCCCTCGAGAACGTCATCAGTGATAAGATCTTCTCTGATGATAGCAATAACAACGCCGGCAGGACCAACGTTCTTCTGAACGCCGCCGTAAATAACGCCGTACTTTGTTACGTCAACAGGCTCAGACAGGAAGCAGGAAGAAACGTCTGCAACAAGTGTGTGACCCTTTGTGTTAGGCAGAGTCTTGTACTTTGTACCATAGATAGTATTGTTTTCGCAGATATAAACATAGTCAGCGTCCTCAGGAATATCGAGGTCTGAGCAATCAGGGATATAAGAGAAAGTCTTGTCAGCAGAAGAAGCCACAGCAACAGCCTCACCGTATTTCTGAGCCTCCTGATAAGCCTTCTTAGCCCACTGACCTGTGATTATGTAAGCCGCTTTCTTGTTCTTCATAAGGTTCATAGGAACGGCTGCGAACTGCTGAGAAGCACCGCCCTGAAGGAACAGCACCTTATAGTTATCAGGGATACCCATAAGATCTCTGATGTCCTTTTCAGCTTCCTTGATGATGTCATCGAACGCCTTGGAACGGTGGCTCATCTCCATTACGCTCATACCTGTGCCCTTATAATCGAGCATTTCATCGGCAGCTTCCTTAAGCACTTCCTCAGGGAGTACAGCAGGACCTGCGCTGAAGTTATATACTCTACCCATTGTTAAACCCTCCATATAAATTAGTTTCTTAGTTTCATTATTTATAAAGACTATAAATATATAAATTAATAATAATATTATATGCCTTTTATAAAAAAAAGTCAAGGGCTGTCATATAAAAATACTCACTCGTCATAAGTTTTTGTACATATCAGCACATAAAGCAGCCCTGAAAACGTGCATTTTTTCACCTTACCTATGCCGTTATATATAATAAGCACTGAAAAGCATGAAAAATCAGAATAATACTAAAGCGTTAAAAAGAGGTTAAAATTTTTGGTATTCCTTGAAATCTCCATATTTGTGTAGTATAATGTAATCAATAAAATGCGACAGTTGTAAAAAAATCGGGGGAACAATTGTCACTCTCAGGGAAAGAGGATATATATGCAAAAGATATTTTATGTTTCAAGAAATGAGGACAAAGCCCATGATGGAAAAGCCCCGGATATGGACAGATTTCAGCGAGTTGAAAAGCTCAACAGTCTAATCGCGGCAGGCTGGGCTATAAAGGAAATGAAAAGCGAAAACAACAGCACATTCTTTGTGCTTGAGAAAGCAGACTAGACTTAAAATGGACGATATCGAGCCGTATCCTGTCAATAACACAGACACGTTGTTTTGTAGGGGACGGCGCCCTCGACGTCCCGCTCACTCACCAGGTCTTTAAACAAACTTATAGGACGGTAGCCCCACCGTCCTGTTTTTATGTGCAGATAAATTTTGCGAAAACGTTTTATGGGTATTGCATTTCAGAGAGAAATATTGTATAATTAATGTAATCGTTTTAATGAGCACAAATGATACTATACATATTATAAAGGAGTAAAAAAATATGGCTTATGTAATCGGCGTAGACTGCGGCACAAGCGGCACTAAGACGGTGCTTTTTGACGAAAAGGGCACTGTTATCTCTTCTGTAACTATTGAATATCCTATGTATCAGCCTAAAAATGGCTATGCAGAGCAAGACCCTGCTGATTGGGCAAACGCAATGATAAACACTATCAAGGCTGTTATGACCAAAAGCGGCGTAAATAAAGAGGACGTTGCAGGTGTTGGTATCTCAGGACAGATGCACGGACTTGTTATGCTGGATAAGGACAACAACGTTCTTAGAAAGTCCATAATATGGTGCGATCAGAGAACTGCCGCAGAAGTTGAAGAAATGAACGAAAAGCTAGGCAGAGAAAAGCTCATCAAGATAACAGCAAACCCTGCCCTCACAGGCTGGACGGCTGCGAAAATTCTTTGGGTAAAGAACAACGAGCCTGATATATATGAAAAGTGCAGACACATTCTTCTTCCAAAGGACTATCTGAGATTTATTCTCACAGGCGAATATGCAACAGAGGTTTCCGACGCAAGCGGTATGCAGCTTCTTGACGTGCCAAACCGCTGCTGGTCAAAGGAAGTCTGCGATACGCTTGGCATTGATATGTCAATGCTGGGCAAGGTGTACGAGTCATGCGAAGTAACAGGCAAGGTCACAAAGAAAATGGCTGAGCTTACAGGACTTAAAGAGGGTACTATAGTAGTAGGCGGAGCAGGCGACAATGCCGCTGCGGCTATCGGAACAGGCGTTGCAGAGGACGGTAAGGCGTTCACAACTATCGGAACATCAGGCGTCGTATTCGCACACACTTCTTCTATCTCTATCGACCCAAAGGGCAGAGTTCACACCTGCTGTGCAGCAGTACCGAACGCATGGCACGTTATGGGTGTTACACAAGGCGCAGGACTTTCGCTGAAATGGTTTAGGGATAATTTCTGCAATGCAGAGAAAGAAACAGCAAAGTGCATGGGCGTTGACGAATATTATCTCATGGATAAGGAAGCAGAGAAGGTGCCTGTTGGTGCAAACAGACTTCTCTATCTTCCATATCTCATGGGCGAAAGAACACCGCATCTTGACCCTGACGCAAGAGGAGTATTCTTCGGACTTTCCGCAATGCACACAAAGCGTGATATGCTGAGAGCAGTAATGGAGGGCGTATCATACTCCCTGAGAGATTGCGTTGAGGTATTCAGAGAAATGGATATCAACGTATCCGACATGATGGCATGCGGAGGCGGCGGAAGCTCACCGCTGTGGAGATCAATGCTCGCAGATCTTTACAACTGTCCTGTAAAAACAGCTTCATCGAAAGAAGGTCCAGCCCTTGGTGTAGCACTTCTTGCAGCAACAGGCGCAGGCATTTACTCATCAGTACCGGAAGCTTGTAAGGCAGTAGTAAAGACCGACAAGGTACAGCAGCCTGAAGCAGAGCGAGTACCTGAGTATGAGAAATACTACAAGCTTTACACAGAGATTTATCCTGCACTGAAAGCAGAATTTGCAAAGCTTGCAAAGATGTAATATAAAACCAAAAGCTCCGATTTGCCGTCGGAGCTTTTTTGTGTTAGAATATTTTGACAACTAAAAAGAGGCTCTCCACAATAGCGGAAAGCCGTTTTTACATATTGGTCGGAGTGACCTGATTTGAACAGGCGACCTCTACCACCCCAAGCCCACGCAAGCCCACGCACGAAGTGCGAAGGGCGTTTTTTTATGCCCGAAGCATTAAATGTTGAGGGTGCAGGGCGCACAAAGCTGTGCTGTGCGCCTTGCCTGTCCCCTGCCTGAGTGGCGGTCGCCAAATCTTTGACCGCAGGGAAAAGATTTGTGTGACATCGCCACGTGCCCACCTCTGGGGTGCAGGTCTGCACACTATCGTAAGGCTGTGCGTTCCCTTTGTTCTGATTGTGTTATATCGGAGTGACAAGCAAGCACCGCTTCTCAACTTTATTCCGTAGTGGTCTGCATTTTGTATCCTCGCCGATAGGCGACACTCAGAAGTCTTGATAGTCATTCGGCTCTGTGTAGTCCTCTTGCTCCTGTCGGTCTATGTCATTGCTGTCATTGAGGTATTTCAGCTCGTCAAGTATGTCCTCTTGTTGGTCGGATATGTTTTGCAGTAGCTTGATTATGGTGTCTTGTCCTCTGTCCTGATGTGATTGTCTTATGGATATGTTGAAAACACAAATAATTAAAGCAATAACAATTACTAGCCAAATTATATTCAACCCAATGAATATAGCTGTTGTTGTTTCTGCATTTTGAAATAATTCCTCTAGCATGATTACTCCTCTTTATCCTTATTAATTTTTATCATTATCTGTCCTATTTTCACAAGCGTTTCATTTTGCTGTTTCAATAGTTCCGCCTGCTCCTTGTTCCTCTTTGAAAGCTCATTAACAGTTTTGCAAAGGTCAAGAAATTTGCAGATTAAATAGACTATAAGTGCGAGTATTAACAGATTTATTATTAAACGTGTGGCAAGAATTAATTTTACTGTATCATCTAAAACACTAATTATACTATATACACTATTCAACTTTATTACTCCTTAATTTTTACAATAGCACTATTATTGTTCTGCTGTGTTATGTTGTATTTGCTGTTACTGTCGGCTTTATAGCCTATTCCTCTTTTATCATTCGTAAGTCCTGCTATATAATCAATACTCACTTTATAAAATTTTGCTAACTGTATAACTTTTTCAAATGGGATAGGATATTCACCTGTTTCCCACCTACTATATTGCTTTTGAGAAGTGTCAAGAATTTTCGCTATCATGCTTTGATTTAGTTCCATATCCTCTCTTAAATCTCTAAGTCTTTGATAATAATTAATAAAAATCACCTCACTTATTTGTTTATTCATACAAATTATATCATAGTACATAATTGTTCTATTGACAATAGTACAAAAATGGGGTATATTATATATGTCGGTAGTACATTATTGTACTAATTACTTGATAATCGTAAGTGTCCCATGGAATTTTTTTAAATTAAATTTATTTGAGTGAAGCGAAAAGAAATTTAAGTTAAAAAAATAGGCAATGGAATTCATGAGCAAAGCGAATGAAGTCGCTTGCCGTTCCGCCCCAGCGCCAGCAGGGGCAAAAGGGACACGAAAAAGAAACACAAAGGAAAAGGCACGAGGAAAAGCCGAAAAACCTCAGAAAGGAAAAAACATGAAAACAACTATCGTAGGCTGGACAAAAAAGAAAGCATTTAGCGGAGTTATAGAGGGTAAGCAGATTGACAGCCCTGAAAAGGTCGTCTTTCAGCTTCTGCAGGAAGTTGATAACCCCGATTGTCACGGAAAAATGGTCGATACACTGAAAATACCGACCGAAAATGCAATCAGACTTAACGGAAATTCTGAGGATTTCAATAAGCTTCTCGGCTGTGATGTAATGCTGAACTATCAGATTTTTAACGGACGTTCTCAGCTTGTTGATATCACCGTTATCAATGCAGACGGAACACTTCACCGCAACACAAAATAATTAGCGGTGAAACCGCTGTTATAAAAATTTAATAAGAAAGGAGTTTTGCTAATAATGGAAGCTGTAACAACAATGCTTAGTAATGCCGTTACTGTTTTTGGTTCTTGTTGGGACGCTATGACAAGCAATGTGCCTATTGCAATTCTTGTAGGTCTGTCTCTTCTCGGCTCAGGTGCAGGACTTTTCGCAAAGTTCAGACACGCTGTATAAGCAAAACCATTTACATAAGCGGAGTAATTCAAATTGCTCCGCTTAATTTTTTTGAAAGGAAGTTGATAAATTGAGAAAAAAGATTAAGCAAGTGTTGTGTATGTTCTCTGCACTTGTTGTGATGATATGTTGTGCCGTTCCTGCCTTTGCTGATGATTCTGATTCTGTTTTTACTGAACATATTTTTTCACAACTAGAAAATACCTATCCGCATTCCGAATATTCTTATATGGTTATATCTTATAAGCCTTCTAATAGTCCATTTACATTTTTTCAATGTTTCGTTGTTTCGCAATCGTCTAAAATTTTTTATAATTCTTCTGATAGAACTGTTTCTACAGATGGAACATTCATTGATTCGTTTGTTCATCGTTTTAAGGATAATTCTTGTACCCGTGAAGTTAGTTATGGGTCTATCGTTTATGCTGATATTAAAGATTTTAATATCATTTATTCTGATTTGCCTGTCTATGAAGGCGATTCACCTATCTATACTGACCCTAACGCTGTTCCTGCTCCGTTTTCTGTTACATATAGTCCTGACCTGAAACTTAATCTTAAACGTAAAACTTCTGATTATGAAACAAAGTCTATTGATGTTACATTGACTCTTAATCAAGATTATCTTGATTGGTATATTAGGCGCTATGCTGAAATGAAATTAAATGTTGAAGTTGGAAAACTTGATAGTGAAAGTATTGAATCTATTCTTGGTACAAAAAATCTTGCAGAAGTTTTTGATTTAACAGGCTGTGGTAAATCTAAGTGTATTTATTTTATATCTCTTTCAGATCCCTCTAAACCTCTTAGAACTGTTACACAAAACAGTGTATATACATATCTATCTCAACAACGTTATAGTATTGTTGATAAAGATAATGGAGATATAGACGGCTCAACTAGTACGGCTGTTTATGCTAATGGTTTGTATCCGTACTTTACTGTAGATTTTAAAGAATATTTCAAACATACAATGCAATCTGATATTGCTTTTGAAAATTGTTCTTACAAAAAATATCAGGCTGTTGTAAAAAACTTGCCTTCATATCAGCTTTCTATACCTCTTGAAAATATAGATGCAGAAAAGTTTGAAGTTATATCCGTTCTTAATTCTATCCTTACTTGTGAAACTTTATTCCCTACGGAAAGCGGTCAATCTGTTTTTGATGATAGTTTTAAATCAGCTTATAGCGTTGATAGAGGTCCTAAAGGTGTTTCCTTTAATAATATAGATTATGTTGATGTTGATAAATGGGATACTGATGATACAGGTTATCTTGACTATTTTTCAAAATCTGATTGTTATTCTGTTTATACTGCTAAATTTAGTTTTGATAGTTATCCTAAATATGTTCCTCTTAAAGACGGCAAGGGCAATGATATTGATATGATTAAAACTAACCCTTTTGATTATTCAATGCACCCTGTTAAACCTGGTACATATCAATCTGTAAATAAAGACGGTACTTTATCAGAAGAACGCACACTTGAAGAACAGAAGAAGCATGATAAAGATAATACTTTTTCTAAAAATTTTGCTAGTGTTGATTATACTGATTTTTCATCTATTTTTTCAACCTCTAGTTCATACTTTGAGTTTTTAACTGCTTCAATCCGTATTCTTCCAGATTGGTTTATTGCTACTTTTACAGCATGGTTTGTTACATTTCTCACACTTGCACTTATTAAGTATGTCATTCAATAAGGGGGTATATTATGCGTGTAGTTGCTATTCTTGTATCTGCTATATTGTTTTATCTTATCCCCGACGCTGTTCTTGAAACTATTTTTTCAACTGGCTTTACTGCCTGCCGTAACATTTCTCAGTATATTTTTAATGCTGTTTCTAATATTATTAAATAAGGTGGTGTGTATGGATATTATTTATGCTTTTAAAGCTATCTTTTATAATTTAACTCTCTGTATGTCTTATACTTTTGATTTTGGCTCTTTTACTTTTTCTCTTGGTTCTGTCGTAGTCGGTAGTATGGTTTTATCTTGTTCTGCTGCTTTCATTATATATCTTTTAAAACGATAGGAGTAATTATAATGGTTAATATAATATGTTTTGTTCTTGCCGTATTGATGATTTTTTCTCTTGTATGGCTCGTTAGGAGGTAGAAAAATGCTTAACTTGGTTTTGTTTATACTCGTTGTCTGCTTTATGGTTTGTACTATAAGCGGTGTTATAGGTTTTTTTACTGACCTTAGAAACTTCAAAGCTGAACATGAGTTCAGCGGAAACAGAAAACAGCTTATTGAGTTTTTGATGTTCGGTGAAGATGTTGAAATTAAAGCCGTTCCTGCGGTTGAAACTAATGATAGTGAGGTGAACGATAATGAAAGTACACATAGTGTTTGATGAAAACAATCCATTTTTTCAACTTTTGAAGTCAATGGGCTGTGATCTCTCGCAAGAAGTCATGAATAGATATGACGCTTTGCTCCTCGGCATGGCTTTTATATTTGCTGTTGTTATGCTCTGTATCTTCTGCAAGTTCTTCTATAATGTGATGATACGCATGACACGTTGTGCAAGTGCTGTGTAGGTGATTTGTTATGATTATATTTGACTACATAAAACAAATACCGCCCTTTATCGCCTATGAGGTGTATGACCACCTTTTCGGTGCATACTTCAACAATTCCGCTATTTTTCAAGGTTGGGGCATTCACCTTTATACCGGTAAATTCGGCACTGGTAAAACGTCAACTCTCGCTCAGATAGCATATAACTATTGCGTGCGTTATCCTCAGTTGTCTATACTTACAAATATTAATCTTCAAAACTTTCCTGAGTGGACTAATATATATAAGCTTAATTCCGCACAAGATATCCTGCACGCTCCTAAGAATTGTATAGTCGTAATTGATGAGATAGGCACTATCTTCAATTCACGAGATTTCTCAGGTGGTAAAAGAGCCGTCCCTAAACCGCTTTTTCAGCACCTTTGTCAATGTAGAAAGCGCAAAATGATGATACTTGCTACAGTGCAACGCTTCAATCTGCTTGATAAACAGATACGAGATATAACGGCTACAGTGTCAACGTGCCGTGCTACATTCCGTCACCCTTATACACGTCTTATCAAGGTCAAAACCTATGATATAGACGAGTATGAAGCGTATACGGAGAATAAGTCATATATGCCGAAAAAGCTTTATAGCCGTTTGTATTTGCAGACTAATCAGAGCCGACAGCTTTATGATACTTCTCAGCTTGTAGATAATATGCTTGATAAGGAGTATATTAGTGATACGGAAATACTTGCCAATCGTGGACTAGATGTCACAAGTGACATAATGCACGATAGAAAGACAAGCAGAAGTCTGCGAAAAAGGCGTGGCGTATAGCCAAGAGCGACCGCAGGGGCGAGCGCTTGCGCCGCCCTGCGGTGCGTGTGGCTATTACTTGATATTAGCCACAAAAAGTACTCACTTTTAAAAATGAGGTGTTAAAAATGCCCCTAAAAACGTCCTCTAAAGAGGTCAAGTGCAATACAAAAATAAAGGAATATCGTGACGGTAGTTACACTATAACACGTTCTGACCGACACATTTTTAAAGACCCTGCATTTGAGTATCACTGCAAGCATGAACATAGTATTGACGAACGTTCACGTCAAGAGCAACTTAAAACGGCTCGTGAAAATTACATATGTTATTTTGAGTATGAGGACGAAAACGGAAACATAATGCTTGATATGCTTGATACTCGTAAGTTTAAAGATAAGCAGTCACAAAGCGGTGAAGTTCGTTCCGATAGTGTTCAAAGAGCAAAGCAAAGTATCTTTGATATTGTTTATCAGAATGATTGGAAGTACTTTCTTACTATAACATTTAGCGGTAAAGATTTTGACCGCTCCGACCCTCGGGAAGTCTTTAAGCCCTTGAAACGTTGGTTTGATAATGCTGTTCAACGTAAAGGCTTGCGTTATGTCCTTGTTCCTGAGTTTCACAAAAAAGGCGGTATACATTGCCACGCCCTTATAAACGATTGTGACTTTAAGTTCGTTGATAGTGGTACACGTCTTGTTAAGGGTCATGACAAGCCCCTTAAAATAGATACTATAAAGCGCCTGCATATATGTGATAAACTCGGCTGTGATATATCTGATTTGCCTGTTGTGTATAACGTGTCTGATTGGCGTTATGGTTTCTCAACCGCTATTCAGACTTACGGACAAATGTCTAATTTAGCTTTCTATGTCACTAAGTACATAACAAAGGACGTAAAGAAGATATTCGGCAAATTCTTCTGGAGTAGCAAGAACATTGTCCGCAAAACTAAAGAGATCTTTTGCAATTCAGACTTTAAAGACGATTTGCCGATAGTTTCTCCCCCTCGTGCTAATGTCTGTTATCAGTATGAAAGTAGTTTCACCTTTTCAAGTCAAGTCGAAAAGAACTGCAATGATATACTTCAATATCTTAAAGAGAATGGAAATGATGATGTCCTATGATTTTTAAAGAATGGTTTGAGATGTTCTATAACGCATACTGCGTTGATGTGATAGCCTATGATTGCTATAAGGACTATTACTATATAAATCAAAAACACTTCGGTTATATAGCCGATATGGAGCTTCTGAGCGTAAAGCCTATTGATATTCAGAATTGTCTTAAATCCACCCTATCTTACAGTAATGACCGCCAAAGACGTTCATATTTCTTACTTAAACGTGTATTCCGTGAAGCTATAGTTAATGGTTATTGTGACAAAAACCCTTGCGACTATGTTAAACCTCCAAAACGTATAAAAAAAGAAGCTGAATATTTTAGCCCCGATAATCTCGTACATCTCTTTGATGATGATAGTAGAGTTTGCAGAATGTTTCAGCTTGACTTGTGGACAGGTCTCCGCCGTGGTGAACTTCTCGCCCTTAGTTGGGATAACATTGACCTTGATAATAGATATCTTAAAGTCTGTCAGACACTCGTACATACTTCATGCGGTGATAGGATTGTACAGACCACAAAATCTCGCCGTGATAGGCTTATCCCCTTGCATAGTAATGCAATAGCTATTCTTAATCAGATACGCTCTCAGGACGTCTCAAACGGCTTTCTGTTCGTTTCGCCTATAACTCATACAGTTATATCCCTTAGACGTTATAACAGGCTCTACAGAGCGTTCTATGAACAACAGAAAACAAAGTACCCTGATTTACAGTATCTCACCCCGCACAAGCTTAGACATAGCTATGCAACGTATCTTATTCAGTGTGGTGCAGATATCGAAACTCTCAGAGCATTGCTCGGACACGTTGATATAACAACTACCCAGCGTTATGTACATAGCAATTTCAACCAAATGTGCAAAGCTGTGAATAATCTCAAATTTGAATAATAAAGGAGTTTTTAAAATGAAAGAGTTTAATTTTTGGTGTAAAGAAAATACCGACCATGGCGAATGTGCCGATAAGGTATGCGATTATGATAACTGTTGCTGTTATGCTCACTGTGAGGAATGTATATTTTATCTTACAGATTCCCCTTCTTGTGATAATTGTTCTGTACCTTGTTATGATGATTAATACTTACCTGTGTATGTTTTTTGCTTCTTTTTTTCGTTCAAAAGCATTCGGGTGGTAAAGTCGAACTCGCTGTGGGCAGAACTTTTGAACGAATGGGCTCCCAGTTCGACATCTTAGTTACTAGGCGCAAGTTTTGCCGTCTGCTCTGCCGTTCGCTATACGCAAAAGCAGGAAGAAGATTAATCTTCTTCCTGCATATCCTTTTCGAGTAGTTCAATTATAAGGGCGTTCAGGCTCTTGCCCTTGCGTTCTGCATGGGCTTTGTAGACTTCACGCTTGCCCTTTGGCACTCGCACCTTGATTTCGTCAAGCTTTGCGTGATACTTGGCTACCGCTTTTTTCTCTGCTTCTGTTAACATTTTATCACCTCTGAATTATTATACATTATTCTGTTGTATGTGTCACCATATAAAATTAACAAATATGCTCCCATATATTTGTTTAAAATGTCAATTGAAATGTGTGCCCATATATAATATAATATATATAGTGAAAGAGATTAAGGGAACTTTCACAGCGGAGGAAATTGAAAGGAGTGAGGATAATGCAGAATATGCCGACAGCTACAGAACTTGCGATAAAGTATGCAAAGCGTGAACAGCTTAGAATTATAATAGACAAGGCTCTGAACATTCATGCTGATTGCGAATATGAGGCTTTATCAAAGCTGATTAACGAACTCAAACAAATGCTTGAAGAAGCATAAAAAAATGTAGTCGGCAATCCGTCAAAATACACCGACTACATATTCACACACAAACTCGGATATCCTCCGCTTTGTAAATCCGAGTATAACACAAATTTTATTAAATGTCAAGTTGAAAGGTTGATTAAAATGAGAGAAGTTGCAATTGTTTTTGATGAATATAATAATGAAATATTCTTTGGTGAAACTGTTGGCGAATGTCATAATTATTGTGATACTCACAATATCACTGGTGAACACGGTGAATATATTGGCATAGGAGTTTTTTATGAAAACACAAGATATTTTGAACTTGAAGATTATGAGGGCATATAAAATATTAGAAAGGTTGATTGAAATGGATAAATTTGAAACTATTGATAATTATTATATTCTTGCTTTTGCGTATCGTGTTTACGATGCAAAATGGGTAAAGGAAGGTCTTATTTTAGAGAATAACCCTTATGATGTCACTGCACAAGAAAATGAAGAAAAACTAAGTAGGATATGCTTTCAGCTTATGTATGCAATGAATTCATATTATGAAAAAGGTATGATTAGTCTTACTGCTATATCCGAATATGATATTTATAAATCGGCTTATAGCTATACTCTTGGTTTAATCAAAAGAAAATCATCGTCTTTAATTTGGTCGAAGTCCGCTCTTGAAAACTTTGCTTCCGAATTACATGAAAAAATTATTGCACTTGAAAATCTTTAGCACTATTCAACTAAAAAACGGCTCTCCGCGATAGCGGAAAGCCGTTTTTACATATTGGTCGGAGTGACCGGATTTGAACCGACGACCTCTACCACCCCAAGGTAGCGCGCTACCAATCTGCGCCACACCCCGATATCGTATATATTATACCCGATTTGGATACAATAGTCAAGAGTTTTCAGTCAAAATAAAAAAATTGCAATGTAGTGCTACAATAGATATTGGACAAAATTAAAAAAAAAGAAAAGAGAGATAGGCAAAAATCTGATAAAATAAAGTTACCACACAAATACAAATCAGAAAGGAAGCCTATCTCTCATGAATAGTATAACACAAGATATGAA